AGGAGCCTGATACACCTGAGGAACCAGAGCAAGAACCAGAGTTACCGCAGCCAGAGCCAGAAAATCCGTTAGAAGAATCATCTTCTGAGCCTACCACACCGGAAGAGGCGGTAGATACAGCAGTGGAGGATGCTAAAGCTGATGGTGTTGTTACCGAAGCAGAAAAAGAAATTATTGCTGAAGCGCTTATAGAAGCAGCGCAGGGTGAAGCAGTAACTGCTGCTGCAATTGCTGAGGCTGGTTTGGAGTACAAGGACCTACCACCAGAGACTCCTGTAGAGGTTAGACGGGATGAAAACGGTAATGAAGTTATAATTACAGCAGACGTTGCTGCGGCCCTCGTGCTACTAGAGAACCCCGCAGAATTAATTGGTGAATTATTTAGTGACCCAGGTCAAGCCCTAAAAGCACTCGGAAGTATCGGTGCTGATATGTCCCCCGAAGAACGTGAAGAAGCAACAGAAATGGTAGTTGCTGCCGTTGTGGCTGCAGGTGCTGCTATAAACGCAGTTGGTGCAGCAACAGGCTCTACTGGTGGAAGCACTGGTGGGTCAAGCGGTGGAGGAAACTCTGGTGGAGGAGCTCCATCAGGAGACAGTAAAGGCGTTAGGAGACGTAAACCTTGAAGATTATTAGAGACATGATCGATCAACTATGGACATTGTTAGGCATGTTTATTGCCTGGGTTGTCCTAGATGGATCTGCGAAAACCGTAGTCGGTTATGCAATTGTCGGAACATTATTTGCTTGGGCAGTTACCTATCCCCTTCGTAACCCAAAGGATGAGGAATAATGAAATCACTCGGAAATATATTAATGAGAATTGTGGCAACTTTTGCCGCTAGCGGTCTTTCAGTAATTGGTGCTGGTGCTATTGCCGGTGTCGACACTATTACCGCAGTAACAGTTGCCGGTCTTACAGCAGTTGCAGCAGTTGTAGAAAAACTAGCCCGCGGCTTTATGAATGACGGAAAGCTTGATCTTGAAGAAATTAACGCTGCATTTGCTGCTGTAGATACAAAGGCAAAGAGCGAATCAGATCTAAAGGTAGAAGCGAAGCAAAATGGAACTGACATCACTATCAGTGCAGCCGGCGCAGTCTCCTACGCTGTAGCTACAAAACCAGATGGACAAGTTCCAGAAGAACAACCAGTTGATGAAGACTGGGCTAAGGAGGAAAACAATGGCTGATCAAGGCACAGCAGCTCGTTTAATTGAAGTTGCAACAGCAGAATTAGGAACTATCGAAGGCCCTAAAGATAACGAAACAAAGTACGGCGCCTATACCAAGGCTAACTTTCAGCCATGGTGTGGATCTTTTGTAAACTGGTGCGCTAACGAGGCTGGAGTAAAGGTACCTAATACCGTTTACACACCAGGTGGTGCAGCAGCATTTAAAAAGGCTGGGTCATGGATTGATGGAGATATTGCAGATCCAGAGCCAGGAGATATCGCCTATTTTGATTTCCCCTCAGACGGTGTCGATAGAATCAGTCACGTAGGAATTGTTATCAAAGATAACGGAGACGGTACAGTCTGGTGCATCGAAGGAAACACAAGCCCTGATGAAAAAGGAAGCCAGCGTAATGGTGGACAAGTTTCTAAGAAGCTTCGTGCATTCAAGAAAAACCCTAAGAAGGTACAGATCTCTATCGTAGGATTTGGTCGCCCTAAGTTTAAAGGTGCAGCAGCCGCTGCTCCAGCAGCTCCAGCAAAGTGTGCTTGCTGCGGTAAGTAATAGTTAAATAAAAAACCCCCGGTTATTAGCCGGGGGTTTTTTTATCCTCCAAGAACTACTAGTTCTCGTCTTGGATCAATATCTTTACCAATTAAAAGAGAGATAATTCCTGGAGCGCTATCTAATCCAGACTTATCTCTAAACCAAGCAGACCCGTTATCCATAGAAGGATTCTGAATAAATAATCTTGGTCCGACATTCTGTGCACGATAATGGTGGTAGTGGCCTACGTTTAGGATATCTGCATCAGCTACTGAGCAACGACCCATTACCTGGCCTTGCCACCACTTAACCATATCTCTAGCTTGGTGGCCATGAGCCATGCCGTACATAACCCCGCTAAGATTTACAGTTAATGTACTGTCATCTGCAGCAGGGTATCTAAACTCAACGCGATCACGTAAGAAGTCGTTTTCTTTACAGATATCTTCTACCTGCGCTACAACATCAATCTGCCAAGAATCTTCTGGGCGACCAACTAGAAAACGTTGTACCTCATCGTGATTGCCAGGCACTACGGGAACAATAATCTTTGCAAAAGGTGCAAGTGCCTTAACCTGTGCAAGAAGCATTCTACGACCTACACGAACCTGCTCTGAAACACCGATGTCATGGCGTCCCATTACTTTACCTTTTTGACTTGTCATACCTTCAATACAGTCACCAAGCTGTGGCAAGGCAATCTGCCCAATTGTGTTTGGGTACTTTGCCATTAGGTATTCGTGATGTTCCACAGACTCATCAATAGACTTAAGAACTCTATCGATAATTGCTGGAGTGTCATCCTTACCATACTGAGTATCGCCTACGCTGTACACAGCGGTTAAATCACCGCTAAAGCTCTGTTCGTAAGATTTTGGAGACCAATCAGAAATTTTTGTGAGTAACTGTTCCAGATCATAGTCTGGCTTTGTCTGTGATCCTGAAGGAACAACGTTAACTCTGAATGACTCTAACCAATCGCCATTAAAAGTTTGCCAACGAGATCGACGATGAGATACGACAGTCCACTCAGCAGGATCTAACTTAGCCTCTATTAAGATCTCTTCTGCGCCAGGAGTATTACCGTCAGGGCGTGGAGTAGAAACAATAAACCCACCGTCTGTACCAATTTCAGAACGTGGTCGCCACGCTTCTGGAATATTTTTATTAGCTTTATCTGAACCTTGATTACCAGCTTGAATTATCGAATCATAATCATCTGCTAAAGACATACACAATCTCCTCTACGGTGGTCACGAACAGCAGTTTTACCGAACATGCCCCCTGCACGACGGAGCAGTAAAAATAAATCTTTTGTACTTAAGTCATCGTCTTCCATAGCAAATTCAAATGCTTTTTTATCTTCTTCAGAAAGAGTAACGGCCCACTGGCCTACGATGCAATTCTTTATACTTCCTAATGATTTTGCTTCTGCGTACAAATCTTGTAGCGACACTAGTGCCTCCTTTTATGCTCCAATTGCAGTACTAGGCCCTAGAGGAATCCTCTAAGACCTAGTAACTAGCATACACGAAATTAGTAAGAAGCGCCTGCTCCGGAATCGAAGTTAGTACGATCACGCTTTACAGCAGTCTTGATAACACGTCCGTTTGCCTGAGTCATTCCGGCAGCTGGATCGGTTAGCTTGGTGTACTTAGCCTTGATTGAATACGCTGCTCCGTTACGATCTTGAGCAGGTACTGCGGCTTGTACGTTTGAACGAGGTGCACCCTTTGATCCGTATGGATCTCCAGCCTGTGCGCCTTTCTTCTTTACAAGTGTTCCTGCGTCTGGTGATGCAGAAGGAGAGCTGAACTTAATTCCCTCTTTCATCATAGGTTGGCGACCTTGCTTTGCCATACCTGCAAGCGCCTCGTCAGGGCTTGGGATTGAGCTTTTTGCCATGGGGTTCCTAACTGTTTAGAGATCTCTTAAAATAAAGAATATATCAACTTACATTGATAGTAAAGACTATCGCTGAAATTTGTCCGTCCCGTGAGTCCACGGTGGTAAATCCTGGTCGGCAGCTAAGGTCAAGACCTCTAGGAGCAACATAGCCTCTAGCGATAGCGATGGCTTTAACAGCCTGGTTTACTGCGGATGCTCCTACAGCCCTAAGTTTAACCTGCGGGCGTTCATATAAAGCATGGGCAATAGCAGAACCTACGGATTGTGCGTTAGAGCCAGCACTTACACGCAGGAACTGTTCTTCTGTTGTATCTTTTTCAATCACGAGTTTGTAGTCCTTTGGATTCGATTATTAGTCGCCCACCCAAGGAAAACGGTACGTCATTTAAGGGGTTAAGTCTGGGTATCCAGCCTCTTTTAGTAATCTAATTAGGTCATCTAAGCGCAAAACTGCAGGCCAATCCCCGATTGTTGCAGGGCCCTGTCCATTTAGACGAAGAACCGCTATGGGCAAAGTCTTACCGTCACTGCGCTCCTTCAGCTGCTTTATAGCTGCACTAGGATTAAAGTCTTTTCTGGCCTTTACTTCCCAATCAATGCCTATAGTTCCAGTAACGTCTGTACCTGATCTACCGGCTCCTGTTGACTTTGCATATGGCCAGCCCTCTACAACAAGCTTATCTGCCAAAATATCCTGAGACTTATAACCCCTGTGCTTTCTACCTTGAGAAGGCATCTTGCATCCTAATCTGAACTAGTAGAGCTAGATCATCTACTGTCCCATTGTTGAGAAAAATTTGATCTACCTGATACCCATCCATCTGAGTCTCAGATACGTGAGCGTTTACCGCATCAACCCCCGGACGCTTTACACGCCATAGTTGTCCACCAAGTGCAGAGATTTGAGAAGCTTCATTTTCGAACCTAACGTCGGTAATAACTACTCGATCATCAGGACTAATATTGCGTAGAGCAACAGTAACCCATATATCTTCGTCGATTAGCTTACGTGCTGCTACGCCAAGGTCTTGAAGTAACCTACGAATTTGTGGCTCTTGTTTTGCCTTATCCCAACCAACAAGGTTTACTAAATCTTTTAAGTAACCTGTCGGACTGCAGGCAACCATAGGATTAATTTCGTATAGAAATTCCCTAATAGTGTCAGCAAAAGCTACTCTTCGGTATCCGTAGCGATCTATAAGGATACTTGCAAGGGTATCTTTGCCGGACTGTGCGTAACCTGTAAGGCCAATAATGTTATAAGACTTCTTGATACCTAGCTCTTCGTCTGTAAACAGAGACATCTGCTCCCACTCTGGCTTCATGGCGTTAACCAACTGCTTCTACCGGTTGCCTTGTTAATGTTTACACGGCGAGTAATTTCACGGTTGATTAGAGAGATGTCTTTTGATAAACGCTCTGAAATAATATGGATAAGCCCGTGGTAGTTAGACAACTCCTGTAGTGCGTTAGCTTTTGCACGATAGTCTGGGTCAACCTCGATTTCTGCATCAATCATAGCTATTGCTGTACCGTTCTTTTTTAGCGCTAGGCGTTTCTGAGCCTTTACAAAAGAAAGATTCTTATCTGCTTCAGACTTATCTACTTCTGCACACCAAAGCTGTAGATTAATAAACTCTAGGTAGGCGACATATTTAGTATACAAATCCATAA